TGTATTGTTTTCATCTTTGAATTAGGTTAGAAGGGGGCATAAGCCCCCCTCCGTTTAACACACCTATTAAGGATTGATCTGCGTAGCAGAAACCACAACTCCCGCACCACTCAAAGTGTTGTCAATGAAGTTGGCGGGAACTTGCTCTTGGGCAGTCAAAGTAAGGGTATAACCGCTCAAGTCACCCATCGCTGCTCCCGTTACAATCGTTCCGCCAGTAACCTCCGCTCCGTGAAGCAATCCCATCACAAAGATATTACCATTATAGTCCTCTACAAAAATGTGAGGGCGGCCATAAGCCATCAATTTCAATTCTTTGTGGGAAGCCTTATCTAACTTGGTGAAGGTCAGCTCCAATACTTGCTCAAAGAAAGTCGTTCCGTTCTCGCGTGATGAGTTTACATTCTGCGTGAAAGAGGAGTTTCCTTTTACATCGTATTGATAAGCATCGGGTGTTCCACCAAATGAATCAATCGCATCGGTGTTTGTTACATCGTAGGTGATAGCACCCAAATCTCCGTAGTTGGAGAAGTAGACCGACTTGATGCCGCCTACCACATCTTTACAAGGGACTGTCCGTCCAGTACTTAAATCACAAGCCATTTTGTTTTTTTGGTATTAAAAAAGGGGCAAGGGCAACGCCCAAGCCCCCTTTGAGTTAGTCAACTGCGGTTAATTAAGAGTACAATACGATGTCAGAACCGATACCATATTGAACACCAGCCGTGTAGCGCATAATCACGCGTACATTCTGGCTTCCGTCCAAATCGCCCATATCCAACAACTTAACCTCGTTGTGATCGCTCAACAAGCCAGTACCGAAGTAAAGGTTAGAAGATTGAGCAGCAACCATCTTGTTGGAAGCAAGACCAGAAACCATAGCAACACGGATTCCGTCAAAGTACAAAGGCTCACCACCGAACCATTGAGTTCCTTTTGCATCAGTACCCGCAGCACCAAGACCAGAAGCACCGAATCCACCCAAAGCGCGTACATAAGCACGAGCAACATTTTGAGGAACATAGATGGTCAAGTCTTCCTTACCATACAAAGCGTTGGGGATAGCATCGGCTACCTTACCAAGCTCGGTGATAACATTCGCAGCAGTAACGGAAGTACCAACTACATCGTTAACATCACCATCGGCAGTCATCAAAGTAACGAAGCCATCAAACTCTCCCGCAGTAGCGTTAACACCACCCCAGATAGTTTGCTCGGTCTTTTGAGCAACTTTAGCAGCAATGTGTCCGATCAAGAAGTCGGAGAAAGATGCGGGAAGGTTGTCATAAACGGAGTAGCCCATTTGTACGGCTTCCCAGTCGGAACGGAAGTCCTTCTTGCACAACTGCAAGTTCACTTGAAATTCTTCGGGCTGCAAGATGCGCTCCGTCAAAGTCAAAGACGAAGATGCAGCAAAGTCGCAAGAAGCGTTAGCAACCAAGTCGCCAGTAGCAACTTTCTTGATAACCTCCTTGAATTTGACATTAGGCTTGATTTCAACAAGTCCCTTGTCAAGGGTGTCTGCGCTCAAAAGAGCAGCAGCGATGTACTTACCCGCAAATTCGCCAGCGTAAGTAGTAGTGATTGAAGTGGTCGTGGCCATTTTCTATTGTGGTTTTTTATTTATTCATTTTTGCTAACACTCGGTCAAAAGAAGTTTGGGGACGGCGATTGGCCAACTTGACTTCTGATTTAGGAGCAGTTTCGGGATTGTGCTTGATAGGTTTAGCAGCAGATTGTGAGGACAACTCAGTTTTCAAGTTAGCGTTCTCCTCCTCTACGGCACTCATCTTCTCTTTGTAAGCACCCATTTCTTCACGAATAGCAGAAAGTTCAGCCTTGATTTCTTCAACCATAGGCATTACAATCTCCTTGATTTTGTCTTCCATTGGCATTTCTTCGGCCAATGCTTCTTCAACGACTTCGGGAGTTTCTTCGGAAGCCTCAACTTCCACCTCTACGGCTTCTTCTTCGGCTTCGGCTTCTGCGGTCTTGATTTCTGCAATGAGACCTTCTTCGGTAACATACAAAACACGACCATCAGCCATTGTGTACTCTCCAACGGGAACTGCAATGCGGTCTTCTTCATTAACGATGAATACCTCATTACCCGCTTCAAACGCCTCTGCTTCAAGAACAGTTCCGTTCTCCAAAGTCATCTGCTCAAACTTGACCTCAACTGTCTCCTCTTTAACGGAGGACAATTCTGTCATAATGCGCTTTAATACTTCAGTTGCTTTCATAACTATCTAAATAATTGATTTAAAAAAAGAATTTACATTTTTAGTTGTTTCCCGTTGTTGGTCCGATGCCTTGCGCCCATAGGGAGCCATCACAACATTTACGAGAATAGGTATTCTTGTCTTTGCACAAGCAACCACGCTTTGAGCCTTTGGGTGAGGTGCGTGAAGGTATTACTACATCGCCTTTCATAATTGTCCGAGTTCTTTGAGTTTGCTTTCTGCCCAACGCTTACCCGCAAGGCCACCCCACAAAAGGTAGGAGATAGTTCCACAAGCCTTTGAATCGCCCTCATCGTAGTATTCTTCTGCCCGTGAGAGATACGAGTGCATACGCTTGATTGTCTCTACGCTGATGGGTTTGCCTTGTGCGAGTTGTTGGGCGCGGACCTTACCTACGGCGGTGGCGCACTTGTTGTTCTCCTTCTTGTTGAGTTCAATACCTCGTTTGGCGTTGTTGCGAACAGCATCGGGGTAGTCCGAGTAGGATTCAAGTTCCGTGCGCTTACCCGTCTTTCTGCGCTTGTCGCTTTTGATGACGGCTTTAATTTGAGCAAGGATAAGGGCGGCCTCTTGTTCTTCAAGGATTTCTAATTCTTGCTTGGCGAAGTTCACCTTGTCAACGAAATAGCCCTCAATAGAGAATCCTTTTACCTTGCCCGTCTTGACATAGTTGGTCCAAATGTCATCGTTATTGACCTTCATAGAGACCATCCAAGTACCTACGGGCATCTGCAAACCATAGAGGCTTGATTTGTCCTTCTGCTCGTCCTCTACAATCCAAGATTCCACAACACTCAAACCTTGCAGTTCGGCTTGGTGTTCCAATGTGGATTTGTTTTGATTGCCGTTTTGGAAGAACAATTCACTCGCCTTGCGAATGGTGTCCTTTGAGAAGTATACATAAAACTCCTCCTCACCGTTGCGGCGATAGATGGGCTTGTTGGGGATGAGGGCCGCACCCATCAAGATGCGCTTCTCATCGTTCTGCGTAGCGAACTCAATCTTCTGCGTTGCGAGGGCTACGAAGTCTTCTTCAATGGCGGGGTTCTCAACGATGCTGATGGCTTGGATTCCCATCATCTCTTGCATCTCGTCAAGGACTAATTCAATTATGTTCATCCGAATGTTGCGGTTTTGATTCTCTTGCGTTCTAATTCTTGTGAGGTGGTTACATCGCTTCCTACGACATAGGCTCTCGTTGGTTGTTTGTTTTGTTGGCTGATGCTCTCGGCAAGTTGGTTGATTCCACCTTGACCCACTAAATTAAAAGAGGGCGAAAGCGAAGGAGCAGTTGGGGCACTTCCACCCGTTGAGATACTTGCCGATGGGCTTTCATATTGTGTTCGGGCTATTGCAGCAACTTGTGCGGTAGCAAAGGCCCCCGCAAGACCCGCTTGAATAAATGGATAGGCGGGGTTCACCAATGTGTAGGGAGAGCCTTGTGCGGTCTTATAGGCGTTCTGTACGGCTTGTATACCTGCAACGATAGCAGAGGCGAGGGACAATTTCTTTTGCAGTTCAAATTGCTTCTTTTTGCTTTGCTCATCGTCCTTTGCAAAAGCCGCCGAAAGTTGCGATACGGCACTTAACCCGTCAGCCACCATTTGCAGTTTGGCTTGTTCCGATTCAAAACGAGCATCACGGAGTTTCTTCTCATACTCCAAACGCTTGGCTTGGTTTTCAGCTTCAAGGATGGACAATTCGTTCTCGGCATCTACACGGGCTTGTGTGCCTTCGGCGTATAGGGCTACTTGTTCTTCCAAAAATGCCTTCTTGTTGTTGAAGACCTCTTGGTCAATTTGCATTTGCATCTGCGCTCTTGCAAGTTCATTGTCCAACAATGCAAGGTTTGCTTCCGCTTGGATTTGGTAAACTTCTTGGGCGGCTTCCTTTTGACTGCGTTGCAAGTCAAGTTGTTCCCGCATCAATCCATTTTGGTTGGAGAGGGCTTCGGAGCGTTGGCCTTCCAATCGTTCGGAGAGGTCAATCAATTCAAGTTCCGCTTGGCGTAGGGCTACGAGGTTTTCCGTTGTCTTGTTCTTGTTGTATTCGGCACGAGCAAAAGCAACTTGAATCTGCATCTGCTCACGCTCCTTTTGGGCTTGTTCTTCCAACAAAGCAAGAAGGTCGGCGTTGGCTTTAACGCGGTCTTGTATGCTCTTGGTGTCATCGTCCCGCAGTTGGCGCAGTTGTTCCTCGCGGCGTTGGTATTCCAACTGAATCTTTTGACGTTCTACCGCAGCAAGTTGGGCAGCCTTCTCAAGTTCCACAAGGGCCTTACCCGCATCAACGGCACTTTTGATTTGAGCGGGGATTCCTTTGGCGTAGTCAAGGGCAGTTTTGGCTACATTCTTGACGGCCTCAAGGCCACCCTCCTCAACGCCAACAATGGCATCTACGGCATCAAGTCCCGCTAACTTAACTTCTTCAAGCGCACCTGCAAAGTCCCCCGTAAAGAAGTCGGCAAGGGCTTTACCCAAGTGGCCAAGTGCAGAGAAGATTTGGTCAAAGTAGTTTAGAACATAATCTTGGATTGCTTGTCCGAAGTCCTTGATTGACTGAAGCGGGTCGCTGAAGATGCTTTCAAGCAAATTGATTACGGGTGGTAGGACGGCTTCTGCAAAGTCGTTAAAAAGGATTTTAAGGGCATTCAGCGCAGTGTTGAAGATGTCCATCACCTTTTGGTTGCCCGTGAAGATTTCCTTCAGTTGGTCAAAGGCCGCAATGAAGATACCAATGCCGATTCCCTTGAGGCTTGTTCCAATGCCCGACAATGACTTTGAGGCGGAATCTCCCGCCTTGCCCAAGTTCTTTACGCCGCTATTGACATCGGACAGTTGCCCTTCAAGTTCCCCTACACGCTTGTTGAGAGTTTCAATAGCGTCTATGAGTTGCGAAGCATCGCCTTCAATCTTGATATTTTCTACTACGGCCATTATCTACGCTTTAAGAACTCCGTCCAAGTGGTGGGCATTTGATATTTGCCTTTCGCGATGTCTACATTGTGGCTCACGCCCTTCCAACTATCGGCTTGAAGCAATTCTATTAAGTAACTTAAATAACTTGTCTTCATACATCGTTGAGTAATTCAAAGCGAACTTGACCCGTTGTCATATTGATGTTCGCCGAGTTAATAATCCACTTTTCGTTTCTCCAAATAATCTTGTTATTCAAAGACATCTTGATAATCTTGCCCGTAGGTAGTTGGGCAGAGATATTTACCAATCTTCGTTGTGTGTTGTAAAGGTCAACCGTGTAGTCATACCAATACACTTGATACAATCCATTGCTTACCGCTTGAAGGAAATATGCATCAATGTCCCCTCCGAAGTTGGTAGAGAATGTTGTTTCATCATTCACGCTAAATTGGCTGGAAGTGTTGCAGTACCAAATGCTCAAAAGTTCGGTGTTGGTTAATGACTCATCAATGAATCCGATTGTTTCTGCACCACCATCTCCATCAAGTATAAATTCATATGTTGCATAGAATAGCATAGGCGCACCAACATAGGGTTCAATGTTGCGGTCAAAACATTTGGCTACAAGTATTTTTTCGGTTATATCCCCCGTTTCTTGGTTTGTTAATCTCTCCCACATCAACTGCTCAAAGGGGAGTTCTACAACAAACTCCTCACCATCAAATTCAAAGTCAGCTCTCAAATCGCCATAGCCCACTCCATTTTGCAAACGATATTCTTCCCCAAGAATAGCACCCGCCTCTTGGTATTTGAATTGAATCCTACGATAGATTTCGGGGCGTACAACACTCGTTTCACGGATGTCCATATACTCGTCCCACGATTGGTCAACGCTATTGGCATAGTAGTCATCAAGTTGATACACCGAAAACTCCGTATTGCTTACGGGTACAAACACAAGGTTGTGCATCTTGATGAGTCCAATAAGGAACTCCGCAATCTTTTGTTCGGGCATCAATTCACTCACCCGCACCTCTACGGCTATGGTTGCGCTTGGGGAGCGAGATTGGAATTTCAATACGGGGCTTGGGCCACCCTCATCAAACCTTCCATACCAATTACCAACCTCATAGGTGAGAGCCGTGCTATTGTCGTTTGACTTGATTCGTAAACTTATTCTGTCCCCCTCTTGAACTTTGATGTCATCAAAGTAATAAGTTCCCGTAGCCGATATAACTTGGCTTGTCCGATATGCACCATTGATGAAAATGGCTATGTTTGCCGTTTGAGATAGGGTGAAAATTTGCATTTCAAAATACCAATCGCCTCCTTCTCCAACGGGAACATCATAGGTATCATTTGCGAGGTCAAAATTAGAACTTGTAGTAACTGTGAAATTGACCTTTTGATATTTCATCGCATTGGGCTGGTTCTGATACATCCACCCCGCCCTACGATGCGCCCACATATACAGCTTTTGAAACTCATCGTTGTCATCAAAGAATCCCGAAAAGGTAATTCCGTACTTGGCTTCTATGGCAGCAAGAATCTGCGTACACGCTACTGCGGGTTTAACCTCATAGTAACTTATGCCGTGAAGGTGTCCGCTACCAAGATGGAATTTGATATCATTCTCATCGTTTGGCGCACCGTGAACTCCGTATTCCCAATTCCTTACGGGGGTAATACAAGGGTAGATAATGTTTGTTCCAGAAACACCTCCCGATGTAAGGGGCATATTCCCTTGTCCATTAAGACCCAATTCAATAGTTGCCCCATCATAGGTATGGTCAAGAGCCGATAGGTCAAGGTCATAGAGGTAGTCCTCACCAAACAAGTCCGTGAGATTTACCGCAGAGCCAAAGAACGAAAGCGAATAGGAGTAAGGGGCATTCTGTTTCATCTGCACCTCCTCAAGTTGGAATGTGCCGTAACGGAATGGTATGCCGTTGATTTCAATGTAACCCTCTTGCCGTTCTTTCCAATCCAATGAAGCGGTTAGGTCAGTACGATAGTAATGTTGTAGGATTTGATTGTTTCTCGGTGAAGCGGGAATGGTGAACGACTGCGTATAGTCCGCAAACAAAGCCGATATGTCGGAGATGTTTTGCAGCTGCAATGTGATGGAAATTTGCTCATCGCTGAACAAGTCCAATTCTTCCGAGCCGATAAAGATGCCTACTTTGTTCATCGGATATTATTCAGTTTGTTGTAGGCAATATCAAAAGACAAGGTGTAGTTAATGGTCTTGTCATTGACTTCTTTCTGATATGTTACGCCTCCGCGTTGTGGGTTGGCTGCAATCTTTGTTCCGTTGTCATAGATAATCACGCGCTCGGACAATAGCAACTGGCGAATCACCTCATCGTATGCTTCCTCTACCCATCCCGTGTTCAAGGTTAGGTTCTCGGTAGAGTTCACCAAGAACTGCTTGTATTGTGGTTTGGTTAGGTCAATATCCGTAACCGCGTCGGGAGAGATTTGAGGCATATACGCCTCGTTTGTGAATGCTCCGCTACGATTGCTCCGCTTGAAGAAAGTAATTGAGTCCATCACACCCTCCTTGTTGATGAAGGAAACTTGTACGGGAGTGTACTTGGGTTCGCAGATGATGTCCACATTGTAGGTATCGTAGATAACGCCTCCAAGAGCGAGAATAGCATCAGCAAGGCAAAGTTCTGATTCTATCACTCCACCACCCGCAGCGACACGCTCAACAAACTCCTCAAACTCGTTTGCACCTACAATCTTAACCACATAGGAATCCGTTGGAGTAACACCTACAAAAGAAGTGACATTAGGCACTCCAAAGGGAATGTATACAATCTTACGGACTGATTCAAGACTTGTATATCCTCCCGTGATAAAGTCCTTGATTTCGTAGTAATAAGATACTCCGTTGATTTCATATTCTACTCCTACGACATTCGCAAGGTCATCGTAATAGATGGGAAGGGATTGATTGAAACTCTCATACACTTGGAAGGTTCTATCAGCCAACAATCGGCTCACTACGGAAGTGTTTGTTCTTACGGGCGTTGACGGGCCGCTTGTATACTCGTAGGTTGCTACATTGCTTGTCGCTTGTTCCGTGTAATCATCATAGCCATCCGTTACCAAGAAGTTGTGTGCATACACAAGAGTACCAGCCCCATAAACTGTTCCCCCCTCAAGCCAAGTTGCACCTACATCGGCAACCTTACACCATACCGCCTCTCCCGATGTAGATTGTGAGATAGTCGTAACGCTATCCTTTGAGAATGATGGCTCAAGAATCTCACGAATAAGGTCGGAAATTTCTATCACTACTTGGTTGTTGATTGCATTCTTGGTGATGGTGTAGTTTGAAGTTACTGGAGTAGCAGCCGAACTACCCGTATAGATATATAGGGTAACAGAAATTAGGGTGAGAATGTCTGCGGGGTCTTCCATCCCAAAGGATAAAAAGATAGGGCTTCTTGCAGAGCGTAAACCCGTAGGTAGGTAAGAGATAGGATTTGCTGCCATTTTAATTTCTTCGTGTAAATTCTTGTAGGTCTTCTTGGGTTAAGGCGAATGCTTGTACGATGTCGGGGGGCAGTTGCTTAAAGGCCAACCCAAAGGGACGGCTGAAGAACTGCGTTGTTGGTATACCCGTTTGGTAGATGGAACGGGTGATGAGGAATGCCGTTGATTCGTAACTCATAAACTGCCCCGTCTTTTTATCTCGGAATTGGAATCTTCTTGCCCTTACCCATTTGGGGATTGATTCGCTCAAGCCACCTTTGCCTCCTTTGCCCGAACCGAAGCGATACGGGCTTGTTGGGGCTTTGGTTGACGAGGACTTACCCTTGACACCCTTGTCTTGGAACTCCCCATATTCCGCCATCTTGAAAACCAAAGAGAACGAAGCACCCGTTTCGGAAACATTAAGGTCATAGGAAATAGAGTTGTACAATTCGCCCGTTACATTCTTGTTCTTTTTGGAAAGGTTGGAACGTGCTTGTTGTACGACATATTTGCCGAACTTATTGAGGACTGCTTCTATGTTCTCTTTGCGAGGCATCAGCAAGTATAGATTTCCGTATTAGGGAGAATGACATCAAACGTTGCAGTCCAACCCGCCAATAGGTTCTCAAAGCGTTCGGAGAACGGAAGGCAAGTGGGTGTACCCGATAGTTGGTACAAGTCCGTGTAGAGCGTTCCCGTACTCAATTTCATAATCAAATAGTTGAGGACGGCAAGTTGGGTATTCAGAATGTCTTGTTCGTTGCTCGTTCCGTAGAAGGGTTCTTGTTGGTTGCGAGGGTCCTCCTTCGTTTCGTCAACAATATCCATACACATAACTGAAATGTTGATGGTCATCGTTTGCCCTTCAATGGTTGCTTGGTTTACCATTATGTGGGAAAGCGGGAAGATGGTCTGCTTGTTCAAGTCCACATCAAAGATGTTACCGAAGGTTACGGCGTTGACTTGGCTATGGGCCTCAAGCGTATCCTTGATGGTCTTGGTAAGATTATAGAACTGCCTCATTTCAGTTTGCTTTTGAGTATTCGGTTTTCAGTTTCGGCTTTTTGTTTTTCATAGGTAAGGAAGGTAAGGCATTGGTGAACGGGTAACCCTCCAACTTCATCAAATCGTCTAACATCTCCTTGAGCAAGGGAATAGAAGGTATTGTACCAACCCCATCGTTTTCCGAATTGAGATTGTGCGGAGTACTCGTCTTCGGAATTGCCTCCTCCAAAGAGGTCAGTATACTGCTCAATAATTCGTTTCCTAAAGTCCAAAAAAAAAGAACTGACCCCATTACCACATTCATCGGGGCTTGTTTCATCTCCTCGCAGTATTTGTTGGCCGATTCATATTTCTCAATGTTGTAACGCTTCCCTGCCTTTTGCGTAACGGGCCGATATAGCACCGCCATTGTTTTGTGCAGTTCTTGGATGTCGCTCATATAGGAATCAAGGTCTACGAACTCGCCGTAGGTGATTTCTTCCAAGTTTGGGATGAATCCGTATTCTTGGCCGTCAAGGACGAAACGCGGTGTGAGTGAAGGCTTCTCCTTCATCATTGCGTTGAGGTGTTTAGAAACGCCCGAAATGTCCTTAAAACGAATGTTGGGCAGTTGCTCCATTGGAACATTGCAGAATATCTCCAATGCTTTCTTGGTTAAGAACTCATCGTCCCCTTGCAAACGAGCAAAGCGTTGATACTGCTCAAGCGTAATTTCCGAGAGCGAAGTTGGTACAATGACTTTTAGTTCCATCGCTTAAATAACCTTTAAATTCTACCTTATTGCATACCTTCCGTAATTGGGTCGGCTCAATCGGTTAAAGGTAGCATATCTCGTTGCATCAATGGCGTGATTGAAGGCATCAATAGGTTGATTCAGCAAGTTGCCGTTCTTATCTTCCTTCCACTTGTAGTTTTGAAACTCCTTGATGATGTTCTTGCTTTCTTTGGTTACAAACAACCGATGACGCTTCAAGATGTCAATACCCGCCATTACGGAATCCGAACCTTTGGCCGTTGGCTTCACATTCCAACCCATCCGATGCAGTTCCTCAATGCTCTTGGGTTCGGCACTATCTGCCCATATCTCATCGTAGCGGGTGAGGCCAAGTTGGGATAGTTTGTCGCTGATGTCGGCATTGGTGAGGTTGGTATGGTAGAGTAGTTCTTGGATATACAAATCATCGCCATCCTTGAACACTTTGACAATAGCCGTAGGGTCGTTGGTGAAACCAAAGTCCATCCCAACGGAAACAAGTTGACCCTT